GTCGATTTGACGATCTGATCGTAAAGATCGGAATAACGTAGCACAGTCCCTTTGAGGTCGTCAAGGAGCTCAGCGATGAACTCCCTGTAAAGACGCCTTGGCTTTTTGAAGCCATCAGAGGCTAAGTGCAATGGTGAGTCGCCTAATAGAGCGAGATACGAGGTTATGGAGTAAGCAAGATGCTTATTTTCAGCCCCGTACCTAACTGAGATGTCTTTTTCGCTTAGCGTGAAGCTAAACGTGCTACCCGTGGTCTTCAGCTTGACGCTGTAGTCCATTAAGTCGCAGGATAGTAGTCGGGTGCACCGTAGTGCATCCGAAGAACACCCTGATGACTCTCAATGGGCGTAGCTTCGGCTGGATCGGTTTCCAGACTCCCAACCCCCATAATAGAGGTGAAGAGGATCTGCATCGCATAAGCAACAGCTTGCGATGCGCCCTGAAGTTCGGGCTTTGCAGACCAAGACACAGTGACGTCCAGTTCCTCGACTTCGTTGACGGTTTCGTCGACGGTGTCGGTGATTTGGATGAACGTGTGAAGTCTAGTGGAGTACCGATTCATCTGGGTCCCATCCTTGCGGATCTCCCGTGTGATACGGGAGTGAAGCGAGAATGGTGTGCTGGGATCGCCAGTCATATAGGCGTAATCCGCAGCAGCCGATAAACCATTTGGCGCTACTGACTTGCCAGCGAGCGACAGAGGTGCAGGTATAAAAGTCTGCAACCCTGCGTAACGCACAACAAGTGCACCAGTGCTATGGTTGAGAATTGCGTATTCACGTGCCATGGTATTCATCCTTTCGATGAAATACTTACAGGACTCAGGTCCTGGGACTACCTCTCGTCAAGTGACGAGGGCTACTACCAGAGCCCCCGCAACTGCTAAGTTGCGTGGCCCTGATGCGCCTCTAAAATCATATTTAGAGTCGCGTAGAACAGGGAAGATCTTGGATGGCATTCTGTAATAAAACGTCATGCCAGGCGGATCTCCGAGTTTAGTGATTGATAATTTTCGATCCAACAGCTCAGCTGTCGAAAAGGCGTGTGTAATCGTAAATGAGTGAACACAGTAGTGACATGGAAGGCACAGCATTAAAAGCTGATCTTCCGCGTCCTCTAGTTTCTCACCTACGTTCGCATACCAATCAACGACAAACGAGAAGGGGACTAAGTCCCACAAGCTCGAGAATGATGGTAACAACCCCGCAGCCTTGCCTTTGAGCATAGCTGCAAAAATTGATGAACGGCCAAAGGAAGTTACTACCTTTGATCGCACAGTCATATGACTAATACCATCAACGCCGAAAGTGCCCGACGGAAAGTCGAAATCGAACTTCCCCCGTAGAACTTTCTTCCCCCACAGATTATCCTCTTTAAGGCGATTAACAACATCGTCATACTTGTTCGAAAGTTCCGTTATATCGGAGATGGCGGGTTTAATCCCGAAATCCCACTGTAATTGGAACTCAGACCAAGTCTCTAAGAGGGTGCGACCAGCATTGAGCCATTCTCCACGCTTTGCAGCAGTGAAGAACTTTATAACATTGCCCAAATCAGGAAGTAAGGAAGCTATGCTCCCTAGTTCTGACAGCGCCTCTATATAGTTAGCCTGGATAACATCCACGTGTTGTGAGATGGCATCAGCGCTACTAAAGAAGCTGGCTGGAAGAAGAGACTTCATTTCGTTCTGAATCGCGCCAGTGAAGTGCGGTAAACCGTACCCAGGATCGTTGATAACAAGATGATCCGCCTCAAGAGGCCTGAAACGAGAAAGAACTCCATTTGTCGTAATGCTGGCGAAGATACATTGGGGAGAATCCCCTTCCCAGGTATGACTAAGTCCACTTATGGACGTCATACTACCTGGTATATCCCCGCTTAAACCGTGTGCATAGGCACCACCTAATGACAACCAACGCCTATATTTGGCGCGGCTGACGAGCATTTCATTGCTCGAGATTGGCTCGTCGACTTGCTGGGGTGTACGCGTAGCAATACGCATCCGTTCGTAAAACGGAATTCCCCACCAGACCGACGAGGTAGTCACATTAGTCGCAAAAGGACTTAACCGTAGTTCACCCTCAAAAGTAGCATCAATGAATTCGTCACCAGAATAAAAGGTAACGCGCTCAAGACGTACTGCGTGGGGGGCCGCTGGACTATTATCATG